GAATGTCGTGATTGTGCTGTATGCCCCGAATTATTTCTGACAATCCGTAGTCCAATGTGTTGTCGCCAGGGATATTCAACACCTGCCTCACTCGCCCCACTAGTGCGTTTGAGTCTCCCTGCATCACTAGCGGCACAAGCGACATCTGCATTATGTAATCTCCACATCCACGGTTTGTAGTTGCACAGTGACCAGGCCCCCGAAGCCGTCAACGAACGACGGAGGTGCTGACTGCTCGAACTGTACAGCCCGAACCACGCAGATGCGCTCGTCACCCGTCGAGAAGTCCTGCAACAGGCACGCCCCACCCGTCTGCTCCAACTTCTCCAAAGCCTGAAGCCGGTGCCAGGGGTTCGACACCCGAGTAACACCGTTCGAGTCTTTCTCCTCTGAGTAGAGCAGCAACGGCAAGGTGATTGTTCGCGAGCGCAGCGGTGCGGGAAGCGCACGCAACTGCCACTCTTGCAGGATCGGCGATACCGAAGTATCGCTAGTGTCCCGTGTCAGCGTGACCTTCACCTCGAACTCCGTCTCGGGAAGCAAGTCAGCCGACAACGGAATGTTCAGCACTCGACCCAGCGGGACAGACTCAAAGTTCGCGTTTGCGCCCGTAGGATCTGCGACCTGGACACCGAGCACACCAGCCGTAGTTTCGCTACGGATTGAGAACGACACCGGCTGCTTGAACTCTGTCGTGCCGTAGCGCACGAAGCCGGAATCGAGCGTACCGACCTCGGCCTTCACGGTTGCCGACTCGATGTAGACCTTTGCTGCTGTGCAGATCAAAGCCAGACCCGTCGTTCCCACGAATGCAACCGACTGCGGTGTGCCATCAGCCACCGAAAGATCAGCAGCGAAAGCGTAGAAGTCTCCGACCTCCTGGCCAAGATCAATGCGCCACAATCCCTTAGCACCCAGGCGCTCCGTGGTGCGCGTTGCGTACACGTACTCGCCGTCGAATGTCAGATCTGAGATGTCATCCTCTACCGATAGAGGGCCGTAGACGAAACCCGTACCCGCAGCAGATTCCTCGGCAACACGGACACCCTTGCTTGTGGCAGCGATGACGTACGAGTTCAAGTAAGACTTGAGGTTGCGGAGAACTTCACCGATGGGGAACTCCGCCACGTTGATCGGCTCAAGCATGGCACCGAGACCGCTGCTCGACGTGTCAATCGTGAATGACAAAACCTTAGCCTGGATGCCGATGTTCAGTGCCACCAGGATTGCGCTCGTAGTCTCCGTTACAGCAACAAAACTCAACTCGGTTGAGGCGTACTCGTACCGGGAGTCACCCGAAGTTGCAATGTTGATAGTGGCCGGTGGTGAGGCCGGGTTGCGGCCCAACTCAAACACGCGCATGGGGTAAGAGTCTGTGATCTGGCAACCCACAATGATGCGGTCTTTGACGTAGCCAATGGCCTGAACTGTCCACGACGCACCTGAACCTGCATGGTCGTACAGTTTCGTGGTGGACAACGAACTGTCGATCTCGTAGATACCATCAGCGGCACCGACCAGTGCGTTGCAACCATCAGTAGTTAGAGCCTGAGCAGTGCCAGAGAAAGAAGTAACTTGCACAACGGAACTCGTGGCAATCTTGTACAGGTACACGTTGCCGCCGTTGATGAACCACGTTCCCAACGAGCACGTGTGCGCGTAAGACCCACCGTGGCTAGCCACCTCGGACGTGGAGTTCAGTAGGCTAATCTGCCCCTGCGTCCACACATCCATGTTCGCCGACTCACGGAAACGGAACAGGTCACCCTCGTCCGCGTCATAGAACTCGGCACCTTCACCTCGATGCCACGAGGTAGCAGAGCGTAGCCACCAATTCGACAGCGTGTTCTCACCGGCAGCCGCCGCTTGATCGACACGTTCTTTCTGGTACTGAGTCGTAACTCGGGAAATCCTTGTGGCATCTGATGCCGAAGAAAGCCATGGCTGATTACCTATGGCGTAGTCCGCAGCAAACCCGCTGCGGTCGAAACGGGCAAGCCGGTCGATAATGTCCTGACCGATAGCAAAAGGAATGTCATTGACAACCGCCTTATTCTCAGCCACCTAGCACTTCCATTTCCGTCGAGCCTTACGCAAACGAGAGTTCGGATCCTTCGCAGCCTTCGGGAACTTCTTCATCTGACCGAGGCTGCGAGCACAGAACGAACGCTTACGAGGGCCGCCGCCCGGTTGCGGTGGCTTCAAGTTGCTCCCCTGTGCTTTCGCCGAGGCGCGTCCCTTCGCGTTCAACCCGCCGTCAGGGTTCTGTCCCTCTTTACGAGTCCAAGCAGGAGAACTGAACTTCTTCTTCTTTTTCTTCGTCATCTTCTTCGACGGTTTACGGTCAGCCATACAGGCCCTTCCGCCAAGCCCTCTTCAACCGCCGATCCTTCGTCAGGATCGGAAGCGGCCACAGGCGCTCATCCTTCTGCGCCTTCTCCGTGAACGAGATGTGAATGTGTTGGTAGTGACCCCAGTTACCCGGACGCCACTTCCACCACTTGCTGCGGTAAGTGCCAGACGCGAGCCGACCCTCGTACACGACGTACTTGACGCGCTTACTACCCGGCAGGCCAGATGCTGCATACGCACGCAACTGGTCGGCGAGTTTCCTCGCCGCCCTACCGTTGCGCCACTTGCCCTTGCCCATGTTCTCGTCAATGTCGAGAGCATGAACCCAACCATTCTTGTCAGGGTTGTGATCGGACTTGCGCTTAGAGTGCGCCCGATCCCCGATCCAACCATCAGAACGCTTATCACGACCGGGCCAGCGACCATTGATCTGGTCACGAAGGACGACACCGCCCTTCACCAACTTAGCCATCCGACTGCCGCCCGAAGCGAGGGTTCTCACCGTTCAAGTAATCAACCAACACAACAATCGCCGGAGGAATCGCAACCACAAGAACCGGAGGCAAGCCGAACCCCGCGATGTTGTCCACCACCCACGTCAGGGCAGTCGCAGCGAAGATCTTCAACGCCACACCTACAGGGTGATCGTTCAGAAACGCCATGAAGTCTTTCCACGAGTTCATTCCTTATCCTCCAAATGCCACATGATGTGGCCGTCGATCTTCTTCTCGATACGGTCAACCGCATCCCTCATGGACTGGCCGCCGTTAGGTTTCATCTCCCGATACATCCGGTTGATGCGAGCGTCAATCACGAAAATGAGAGCTGACAGCATCAAGCCAACGATTGACAGGATCGCTAAGACTGCGCCGGGTGTGTCAAGAGTCATTCACTTTCCTTGGACATAGGTAAACCCCCGCACCTCACACATGCGGGGGGTTGATGGGTTTGTTAGTTATCCGATTCGGTAACGAACGATGACGATTCCGTCGGAGCCGTGCCCACCCGTGCCGTTTCCCCCGGTGTCATAACTGCCGCCCGTACCACCGCCGCCGCAGCCAAATCCGGTTCCATCATTCCCAGCGGTGGTTGGGCCAATTTGACCAGCACCACCACCGCCCGTGCCGCCAGTTCCCGCGACCGCTGACGAGGCTGTCGTATTTCTGACAGCCACACCGCCACCACCACCAGCAGCGAACCCGCGAAGCGTCCCATCAAAACGAAGTTCGATGCCGTCGCCGCCGTCACCGCCCTTGAGGGTTAACAGATCGTTGTACTGCGGCTTGCCGTCGGTTCCCGGCCCCGAGTAGCCACCGCCGCCACCGCCGCCCCCGACAATGCCGTAACCAGCCCCCATCGGGTCATGCCCAGCAAACGTTGTAATGCTTGCCGTATCCATAGGCGATGCGTTGCCGCCCTGATTCCCTTGGCCCGACGTTCCCGTGCCGCCAGACTTGATTGTGTTCGATCCCGATGCGCCACCCGAACCCGATCCTCCGCTGTGAGTGTTCCCCGACGAGGCTGCGTAACCGCGTGGGGCGCAACCACCGCCAACGGCGGTCAAAGAACCGAACGTCGAATCTTCGCCGTGACCCGCGTTAGTGTTAGTTGAGACTGCATATTCTGCCGTCCCACCGGCTCCGACAGTCAGGCTGTACGTTGAAGCGGTCACGCCGTATGAGTACTGGAGGATAAGTCCTCCGGCTCCCCCGCCCCCGCCTGCATACCCCGAGTTCGTGTTGTAGGTGGTTATGTACTGGCTTCCACCTCCACCGCCCCCAGCGCACACAAGTAGGTCGATTATTCCGGCCTGCGAAAACGTGATATCAAACCCCGGCGACCCAGAGGCGTAGTTCCATTCATGCACGCGGTACGTCCCACCATTCACCGTGCCAGCCGTACCATCACCAGTAAACGTGAACGGTGTCACGCCGCCGGTCTGTGCGCTCGCATACGCCCAGTTCTCAGGAGCCAGCCCAGAAGTAACTTGGGTAGCACCAAACGTGTTCTTTAGGCGATCAATAGCCATGTTAGGAAATCTCCGATCCGAACAGAGCGAACGTGAGGTTCGCGTTACTCGCGCTCACGCGCACATACTTATTTGTTGCATCCAAGGTCAGGCCAAGAGTGAGTCCGACAGTCTCAAACCCCGTCAACACATCGTTGCGAACGATGTACTTGCTCGTCGCTGGCTCACCAGAGTTGGAATCCGAGATAGCGACCGTGTAGTACGCAGCCGTGTTGCTGCGGTTACAGATCGTGAGTGTGGACACGACGGCTGCCGTAGCAGCAGGACAGGTGTACAACGTAGAGTGTTCAAACGCTGTCAACGTTCCTGTCGCTGCTGTGCTTGCAACATCGGACGCAACCGAGGCGTAAGAAAGAGTCGTGCTAGTAACAGCGGTAACGGTGAA